GCTCTCCGTGGAATCGCATTATATTTCCACATTTAAAAGGGTCGGTTAACCCCCGCCAGCCATCACACTACGTGGATGGCTCGACTCGCCCGAAAGCGTAGGGTAGCTTTTCCTTCTCGGTATCCGAAGAGGAAGGCTAAGTACTCAGTGTTTGGGTTGTAGCCCGTTTCGTCAGGCACGGCGCGGAATAAGTATTCTTTCCACGACCATCGCCATTCGTCACGGACCCAGACAGCTGAACGCGATCCCATAAACTCGTCCATTGGCACGTCAAACGCGCCGTTAAGATTGGACAGATAGAGGGGATCCTCCCAAGTTGCCGCGCGCTTTCCGTAGCCCCCTTCGGGGCGTAGGAGACGCGCGGGCGCGGGAACTAAACTCCGCAGTAAGGGTCGTACGTCCTCAACAAGCGAGGCGACCCAGTTACTCCTGCGGGTGGCGTTATGGAAGATCATCAGGTCGCTTACGCGATTGAGATGAAAATCCAAGTACACAGGACGCACGTCCTGCCCCTCGTACCAATCTGCTCCACATGATTCCCGAAAAGGACCTGACGCGAACGTCTTGTCCTCATTAGGGACCATCCCTAGAAATTTCAGCAGCCCGATAAGCTTGGGCAAGATCCGAGACGGCACGACTATGTCATCGCCGTACACCTCGAATCCTTCGCTGAGGTTCAGGCCCTCCATTTTTGCTACGGCGCGTACAGCTGCGCTATAGAGGAGGGTTTGCAGGGGGAAGCAGAAACCATTACCCATCGACACAAACTTATGGTAGTCATAAGTACGACCACCATGTTTGTACTGAGTGGCACGCGCTCTGTTAAGGAGCGCGTACCACTGTGTCGGTAGGAGATACCTTACCATTTCCTTTGATAGGGTATCACTAGAGGAGCTTAGATCAACGGTGGCATGGCTGCCTTCGATCGACCCTCTCCTAGCTAGTCTCTGATTCGGTGTCTGATCTGTGAGGTCATGCCCCCATCTGCACAGTATATCGCGCAGGTGGAGGTCAATCCCTTTTTGGACATAACCGTTCAGTAATGGTTCGATTGCGATGGACCTCTCGGTCTTCGCGTTCTTTGGTACAAAGTCTAGCTCGTTGAACGAAACTAGCGAAAATCTTTTGTCAAGCTCTCTCTGGAACGCATCCTTATCACAGAATGCATAACCAGGATTCCGATGACCCGTAGGGGCCAGTAGGATTCTGATCTGATGATTCGACCATAGAGCTTCTCGTGCTAGTTGTTGGACCGCCGGGGTGCACGTCCAAGCCTTGGCCTCCATCTTGCGATGGAGGCTAGTGCGAGCTCCGTGCACACCTACGCTGCTGCCCTTCCCGAAGGAAGCCCTTTCACAAATCTTTTCAAAAGGAGGTATTTCATCTCCCTTCAAAGCGAAGTGCAACCACTTCCTCATCTGTTCGATGAGGGGTGAGTACTGTTTGGACCACAAACCCGCCCTAAGACGAAGGAAGCGCCGGTTAGTTACGCGGCATTTCTCCTCGTACTTTTGGAACGTGTTCCAGGCGCGCTCTTTTGGAGTGAGCCCGTCCCCCATTATATCACAGGGGAATGGATATTTAAGTACAAGAGCCCCTAGT